CATTTGATGAATATAATAAATACTTAAAAGAGTTAGAAGCTCTTAAAGACAATGAATCTCTTTACGAAGTTATATAATATAATTGTAGGTAACTGGAGAAATTTAACTGGTTATACTTCAGATGAACAAACAAGAAGATTAGATATATGTAGAAATTGTGAACATAATATTAAATATATGGGTTCACATATTTGTGAACTTTGTGGTTGTATATTAAAAAGTAAAGCAAGCATAGAGTCAGAGAAATGTTTAATGAATAAATGGTAATATGGAACATCCAATTTTAAGCGAGAATGAAAAAATAGCTATGAGAGTAGCTGGTGAAAATACAAGTAGAATTATGACTTTAGATGGTAGAAGTGCAGAAGAAATTATTGAAGAAAGAAATGCCAAGAAGGTTAATGAAGAAATTGATTCTTTTGCTGAGAAATTTGAAAAACATTCAACTAATTTAACAGAGTTTGCTGATAAGGTAAATAAGAATGTTGAAAACATTGAAATTATGCCTATTGGTAATTATGTTCTTTGTAAACAATTTGATGAAAATCCTTTCCAAAGAATTGTACGTGATTCTAAGTCTGGACTTATTCTTGATTTAGGTGGAATGAAACCTGAATATAAGAATACAGACAATGGACAAATTGAAGAAGAAGAACAATTTATAAAGGTTGGTGTTATCCAAGAAGTTGGTCCAGAATGTAAATGGTGTAAACCTGGAGATACAATTTTCTACACAAAACCTAGTGCAGTACCTGTTCCTTTCTATAAGCAAGGTCTACAACTTGTATGTGAAAATAGAGTTCTTGCAGTTGTTAATGAAGGTTTAACTGAAAGATTTAGTAAATGTAAATAATTATGGATGAAAAGATTTATTTTGTTCCTGGTTAGAAGGTAACTCTTCGCCAGGACATACCAAATAAACCTATTATGTTGGTACATAGAGTGGAACGCTCTATTATTAGAAATGAAGATAAAAATGCCTTACTTAAAGGAGTAAAGGTAAGATGGTTTACAGAAAATGGTTTCCTACAAGAAGCTGTATTCTCAACAAAAGATTTAATCTTAGTCGATTAACTATGGACACAAAAGGATTACAAAAAGAATTTATTAATTGGTGTAAAAGCAAAAACAAATAGCCTAAAAGTGAAGATGAAACTAAACAATTATTTGTAGCTTTTATGAAAGAAAAACATCCTGAAGAATATAAACAAGCTATGGAGAATCAACAAAAACAACAAGCAACAAAAGCTCTTCATGGTGCTAAATTAAATTACTTTAAATCTTTAAAACATCAATGCGCTGAAGATGAAGAAGTAGTTTATTACAAAAAAGGAGGTTCTGTAACTTGTGGTTGTAAAAAGAAAGAAGAAGGTGGTGAAGTTCCTACTGCTAAATGCGGTGCTGTAACAAAATTTAAGAAAAGAAAAATGAATACTGGAGGAAACTTTTTAACTAATATTTTATTTACTGCTGCAGGTATGCAAAGAGGATATGAAAAAGCTACAGAAAAGCCAAAAACAAAACCTAAGAAAAAACCAATGTTTTAGGGAAAAGAACAAGACATTGTTGGAAAAACTTTAGAAAGAGGTAGTGAAAATTCAGGACCTAAAGCAAAAGGACCAGTAGATGGAGCCCTAGCTGACAATAAAGGGTTAGGAAAAAATGAATGTGGAGGTAAAGTAAAAAAGAAAGCTGGAGGTTCTAAAATAAATAAGAATTGTGGAGGTTCTTCTATTGTTTCTCAATTTAAAAAACATTTCTGGGGAGGAAAACTTGGACTTAAAAAATAAGAAATAAAAAAAAAAATAAAATGTTAATGTAAATATGAATTTAAATGTTTTTGATTATGATTAGGGAACTGGAACAGTGATTCTTAACTCAGCTGATTTGGCTCTTATAAAAGAATTTAAAACTCTTATTTAGAGAGACAAAGAAAGAGCTGATAGAGAATTTACTTATATTTATTTAGCAATTGATTGGAAGTCTCCTTATTCTAATTATTCAGAATAGGAAAGACATGAAGCTGCTTTATAGGATGCAAGTATTACTGAAGAAGAATGGAATGATCCAGACTTTAGAGCAGCTTGTAGAAAATATAGAGCACTTCAGGAATCCAATCGTTATGTTAGATTGTTAAAATCAGCAGAGCTGGTTACAGATAAAATTGTTGATTATTTTAATAATGTAGATTTAGAAGAACGAGACGAATAGACTAATAAATATGTTAATAAAGTATCAGACATTCAAAAAGCAATGGAAAATGCCGCTAAACAAGTCGAAGTTCTTAAACAAATAGAATCTCTTGTTAAGAAAGAAATTACAGAACAATCAACAATTCGTGCAGGAGCTACTGAAGGATTTGTTCCTGATCTTACTTAATGGAAGAAGTTGTTAAGAAGAAAAGAGGACGTCCTCGTAAAAATCCTGTTCCAGAAGTTCCGTAGGAAATAAAGTCTATAATAGATGAAGTTCAAGATAAACAATAGTAGCTCCAAGAAGAAATACATGAACTTCAACAACCTGAAATACAACATAAAGAAGGTGAATGGGATGTTAAAATAGGAGATCCTATTGAATATTTTGATAAAAGACTTTCTTATGAAATAACAGGATATAGGCCTATTACTGAAACAGAAGGATTAGATTTTAATCCAAAATGGTTCACTGAAGCTAGAGATACTAAATTAGCTACAGGACATTATACATCATATTACTTTGGCTCCAAATCATATAGAGATTTTTGGAATAGAGAATATAAAAGATGTAGAGAAGGTATGACTGTTAATGGTTATACTATTCCTGGTACTTATTATTATTTTCTTAATTACTATCAATTACCAGAAACCAATGTAAAGAAACTTGGTGGAAGTCGTAGAGATATATTTCCAGAGTTTTATACTTCTCAATATGAATTCTTTCATTACTTTGAATTATGTAAAACATTGAAAAAAGATGTTTGTATGTTCAAAGCCAGAGGTATTGGATTTAGTGAAATTAACGCAGCTATATGTAATTAGATTTACAATTGTTTCCCTAACTCTGTATGTATGCTTACGGCAAATGCTCAAAACTATATTGATAAATCTCTTGATAAAGTATGGGGTGGAATGACATTTGCTAATGATCATACTGATGGAGGATTTTTTAAACTTAGACAAGTACTTGATAAATAGATGGCTAAAAAAGCATCTTATTATAAGATGGTTAATGGTCAAAAGGTTGAAGCTGGTTGGGGTTCTCTTATAGAAGCTATTGTAGCTGATAATGATAGAAAGATTAGAGGTGACCGTGTAGATTTATTAATTTACGAAGAAGCTGGATCTAATCCAGTATTAAGACCTTCTTATATTAAAGGAAATGCTCTAGTAGAAATTGGAGGTAACCGATTTGGTATTAGAATGGTCGGTGGTACTGGTGGTGATAAAGACGGACTTGAAGGACTTTCAGCAATGTTCTATAATCCAGAAGTTTATAATGTATTACCTTTTTTAAATAACTATAACGAAGAACATGAATGGGTAAAAACAGCCTTTTTTATTCCTGCTAATATAGCTTTTTATAGACCAGGTTATGTTGATGAACGTGGTGTTTGTAATATTAAAAAAGCTACTGAATATTATGAAAATGAAAGAGCAGGAATGGCTAATGATCCTAAAGCTTTAATAGATTATAAAGCAGAGTATTGTTTTTATCCAAGCGAAGCGTTTGCTCTTGAAGGTGATAATATTTTTAATAAGGTTAAGCTTGTAGAACAAATCTCTAATATCAGGTTTAAAAAAGAATATGTTCCTAAAGTTGAAACTGGATATATGGAATTTATATATAGTAATCCTAATCATAAAAGAGAAACAATAACAGGAGTAAGGTTTAAACCTCATCCTAATGGACCTATTCATATATTACAACATCCTCTTTGGGAAATAAGAAATAATGATAGAGAACCAGGAGAATCGGAAGAAGAATTTATAGAAAGAAAACAAGTAGAAGAACAACCTACTTTTAGTAAAATGAATCATCTATATGTTACAGGTATTGATGGTATAGATCTTGGATAGCAAGATACTTCGGAAGCTACTAAAAATCCTTCTAAGTTCTGTGCTATGATAAAAAGAAGAGTACACGGAATGAAATCTCCGATGTATGTTGCTTATTATCTAGATAGACCTTAGCGTGTAGAAGAAGCTTATGAATAGACTTTAGCTTTAATGTATTATTATAATGCGGTAGCTAATCTTGAAGCTTCTAAAGTAGGAATACTTGGATGGGCTAAAAGAGAAAAGTGGATGCAATTCTTTATGAGAAGACCTAGAATATGTTCTGGAGATCCTAATAAAAAGAAAAGTCCAACTGCTCCATATGGTACTACTACTTCTACAGCAATGATAGAACATGGTCTTACATTAATAGCTGATTATATAGAAGATTATTATTCTGAAATATGGTTTTTAGAATTATTAAATTAGTTTCTAAAATATTCAGATGAAAATAAAGGTAAGTTTGATATGGTTGCTGCTTGTCAAATGGCTGAAATAGCTGATGAAGAATTGTCTGAAGTAGTACCTACTCAACAGAAACCTAAAAAAGAGGAATTTAAAAATGTTGGTTATTATACCGATGAAAGAGGTATAAAACACTGGGGAATAATTCCTAAATAGCAAGAACATTATGCTAGAGGACAGATAAATACAGGCTATGTTGATGGTTATAATATAACAAGTAATTCAAGGTATAGATGAACGATATGGAAAAAGCCATTTTAGATATGATAGAGTGTAAATACAAATGTAAATATACTGGACATATTAAAGTGACTAAATTAGGGAAGGGTGGGACTGGATATAAAGTTGTTTTAGACTTTG